TTTCCGGTACCGTTACCTCCTCAGCAACAGGAGTCGGAACCGCCGCAGCTTCTCCGGCCGCCGCGCGCATCGCCGCCATTCGGGCCATGTGGCGTTCCGCCAGCCGCTGAGCAAGGCTGTTCACGCCCTTGTTTAGGACGCCGCGGGCTTGGCTTCCCGCTAGCGCGCCAGCGGCAGCACCAACGGGTCCACCAACCCTGTGCCCAACGACGCCTCCGACCGCAGTCCCGACCGCATCGGCGACCTTGGACATTGCGCCCGGCGCCTTCGTCGGCGCTGTCACATGCTCGAGCGCAGCCTCACCGAGAGACGTATCGGCAGACCTGACGGCTCCGGGAACGCCAGGGAGCGCGCCTAGGGCAGCGCCTGCGACGGGATGATCGGGGCTCGCGGCCGCGCCACCGATTGCCCGCGAGAGCAGCGGCCCTGCGATCGGCGCGAGAACCTTCGCCAGCCCGCCGGCCGGCAGACCCTGCACGATAGACCCAGCGAGCGGGTCGTTCTTGATCGGGTCTTCGCGTTGCGCCCGAGCGTCGATGGCCGCACGTGCGTCCGGGGTGGTGATCAAGTCTTGCCGACCCTGTGCCGTGCGGCGCGGGTCGCGCTTGCTGTAGTCGCTGCGCAAGTCTTCGGGCGCAACCTCGTCGGGAGCCACGGCCGGGCGCATGCTGCTCGTATCGCGTTGCGCGCGCGCCTGCGGTCCCATGTCTACCTTGGGCGCCCCGGTGTCGCCCTGCAGGAGCGCAATGACCTGCTTGTCTTCGTCGGTCATCGCAAATCTTCCTGTGAAATGCCGAATTTCTTCATGGTCAAGTCGCGCAATCCCGGGCTGACCTTCCCTGACCTCAGAAGCTGGATAGCCTGCAGCTTCGGCGTACCCGGCTGCGCGGTAGCCGTGATTTCGGCTGGCGACTTCTGCGGAACGAACGGCGGCGGCTGCGTGGGAGCGGGAGCGGGAGCGGCGGGCGCGGGCGGCTTGCCGCGCGTCCCGGCGATGTCCTTTTCGATCTCCGCGGGAGGGACGCCAGCTAGCGCCAGATGCTCCTTGCGCATGTCCATCATTTCGTGGCGCGTCTCTTCGATCTTCGAGCGCCAAGCGTCCCACGCCTGTTTCGGCGCGACGAACGAAGGAGGATCGGGAATCGCGTCCGCGAGCTCCTTTGCGTTCGCCTCTCCCACGCTCTCTTTCTTAGAGGCCGCATAAGCCGAACGAAATCGCGTCATCTGACCATTGAGTCCTGCCTGCGCCTTGGCGTCGTCCGAGCCTAGGTACTTCATCCACTCGGGCGCGTGCTGCTCACCGTTCGCGGTCTTCCCGGTCACGGAATCGAGAATCTTGATAGCCCCATTGATATTGGGCAGGTTCGCTACGGCCGCATTGTGCTGGCGCATGTCGGTGCGATTCGGATCGATCGGAAAGTCGGGACCGCCCATGGTGTCGGTAAGGACCCCGGGCGTCTGCCCCGGCTTGCCCTGTGCCGATCGGAACGTCTCCGAGACTTGCTGTCCCTTGTTCGCGAAATGGCTTTCGACCTTCTTTGCGGTCGGCGCGACCACCGCGGCCAGCTCGGCATTGCGCTTTTCGCGAAGGGCCTGAATCTCTTTCGAGTTGGTGATTTCGTTGTTGTCCTTACCGAGTGCCGACATCCGAGCCGCCGCAAGCTTGATCAATCGGTCGTAGGCCGTCGCCGCCGCCTGCTTGCGATCGGCCAACATCTGCTCGCGGGCTTCGTTCGCATCCTTGAGGCCCGTGTGTGCTTGGACCACGGAATCCTTGAGCTGCGCAATGTGGTCTTCCTGCTGTTTCAGGTCGCGATCGATGATGTCGCCAACGGTGTTGATGTGCGGAGCTGCCTGTCCGAGGCTGACCGCGGCTGACTTCTGAGCCGCATCTCCGATCGTGGCCAAGCCAAGCCCCAGCCCGCGGAGAACGTTCCCCCACGTGTCGCCATGGTGAAACCATCCACTCGGGTGCGTATTGTCGAGCACCTTCTGTCGCTGCTCAATTCGCGCCTTCGCCGCCGCGATATCGGTGTTCGCCTTGCCCGTAGCCTCTGCGTCAAGCGTCGCCTGATGCGCGGCCTCGTTGTACATGGCCAGGTCATGGCCAGCCTGGACATCGGACTGCTTGTTTTTGAGTTCCAGCTCCCGTTTTGCTGTCGCTTCCGAATCGGCAAGATTCAGATCGCGATGCGTCTCCACCTCGCGTTGCTCGGGGCTGAGGACGGTTGTCGTCGTTCCGCCCGACGTCTCCGTCTGCGGTGCCTCGACGCGCTTCTCGTATTCGGGAAGCGGAACGCCGATATATGTGGGGTCGCCTTCAGCCATTTACGCCGCCGCTGCCGGTCCCGCCGCGCTCGCCGCCGAGCTTCCTGACCCAGAGGCCAAGCCGCCGAAGAACTGCTGATTTGCCGCGCCGTACTTCTGTTGATTCTGCGCATTCGCCTCGGCGCCGCCCATAAGCGCCTGCAGCGCCTTCTGCTGTTCATCGGTCAGGCCGAGATAGAACGCGTTGTTCGCCTGCTGCTGCTGCAGGTTAGCGGCCTGATTGGCTTCCGCCCCCTGGAGCGTCTGGCCGCGCGTCTGGGTCGCCAGGTCGCCATAGGCCCCACGAGCCGTGGCCATCTCCTGCGCTCGCAGCGCGCCCGCGCCCGCCGAATTATTGAGCGCGACCTGTTGCGCGCCATTTAGGCCAGCGCGCTGCGACATGCCGGGGTTTTCGCCCTGCGTGGTAGCGGCCAGCGCGAGCTGAGACGCCATGCCCTCGTCAGTGCCCTTGCGGTAGAGGTTTTCCGCTGCGCTGGGTGTCTTGCCCTCGGCCGCATCCTTGTCGAGGCCGAGAGCGAAGTTCTGATTGTTGAGGCCGTTCGGATCGGCGTACTGGGTTTGCGTGTCTGTCGCGGGGGCATGCCGCGCGCCGCCCCAGACCGATCGCCCGGCAGACTTCACGTCAGTCAGATTCCCGGTCGGCTGCGGAGCGCTGCCCTCTACGACCCTCGGCGCCGACGTCGGGGTGAAGCCTGACCGCTGATCGCCAAGGCCAGTCGCGAAATCAGTAGTCGCGACTCCCGCCGGTGACTTGTTCGGGTCGGGCGGCTTCGACGGCAGAATCTTGCCGATGGTGTCGTCGTAGAGAGTGCCGTACCAACTCATTACGTCCACCTTTCCGCGGTCGTAAGCTTCTGCGGCCCGCGCTTGATGCCGACGACAGCCGCCCACTGCTCGAGACGAAACGTGGTATTCCCCGACGGCAACGTGAGTTGCAGGCGGAACGCGGTGCACTTCTGGTTACGCGGCGCGAACTCGGCGCGCACCGTTGACGCGACATCGACAATCGGCGCCGACGGTGAACCGTGCTCGCTTACGGGCGAAATGGCCCCCGTTTCGTCGAAGTTCCAGAGCACCGTCATGGTTGGCGTGATACTACCACCGCCGGAAATGGTTGCGCCAAGCGCACGCGCGCGCCGCAAACGAAATCGACCTTGCGGGCCAGCCGACTGAATCCAGGCAGAACCAATTGACGGTACGAATGCCACTCCACCATCGTCAACGGAAGTCGAGTCACCCTCAAATGACATCGTTCCGGCGTTCGTGTAACGGATTTCAGTACCGTTGGCAGACATTCGGGAGATGGCAAAGCCGGTGCTACTGACCCCCGTTCCGGCTCCCTTGTCCACGTACCAGATTTTTTGTTGCCGGTAGTAGACCAGGGTGATCATTTGCCCGCCAAACGACGTCATACCGATGAAGCGAACCTCGTTCGTCTTCGACGAAAACACGCCGGTCAAAATCGGATACTGGAACCCTCCCAGGTCGGGCTGGTTGAGAAACACGTCTACGCCAGCGCCCACGAAGTCGATTTGACCGCTTCGGTCAACACGCTGGAACCCGCGAGCGCTCACAAAGAAGGCTTCGGCGCCCGTGGACACTACCGGAGTGCCGACCAGAGAGCCGACGTCGGAATCGATGCGCGTGACCGTGATGGACGAGCCGCCACCGAGGTTGTCGGGCCCATCTCCCGCCACGGCGTACACCGCGCCTAGCTTGTGCACCATGAGCTTATCGTCGAGCGCGTAGAGCGCCGTCGGGGCACCCTTCTCATCGGCCAGCGAAATCACCCAGGGAGTGACGCCCGTAAACTCGGGCTGCAGCCCCCTTTGGAGAGGCTTCGACATCCACAGATTAGGGAAGTCGCGCTCGATGCCCCAGAAGCGGTTTCCGAAGATGGCCGTATGGGAGAAAGCCGGCGTGATAGTCGCGGGCACCTCGCCAAAGTAGAAATCGCCGGTAGCAAGCGTCACGTCGGAGACCTGGTCCAGGAACGTGAACGACGTCAGGGCCGACGCCTTGCCGGTGCGCGCGTTCACCAGCTGGAACACGCTCCCGTTGGCCTTGGTGCGGTAAATCTTGACGGTGACAATGCGATTCAGGAGCTCAAGGCCCGAGATAACCACCGCGACCGAAATCTGATTCTGGCCACCGGTCAGGACCGTGACCGTCGGCGTGCTCGGCGGACTGCGCCAAACGTCGCCGTTTTCGTTGGGCACCTCGACTACGACCTGATGCCCATAGGTGGATGTCACGGTCAGGGCTCCGCCCACGCCGGGGGTCGTAACCGGCTTGATCGGAATCGCCGAGAGCCCATGGCCCACGAGCTGTGCGCCGGCACAGGTCAATAGCTGGCCTGCCGGCAGAAACGATGCCGAGTTGGTCGATGTGCCTATGCCTAGATTCTGCGCAGGGAAATCGAACGTGTTCAGGTACGTGGCCGTCCAGCGGTCGATCGCGAACTGACTCGCATCCGCGCCGGCCGCCACGCCATAGCGACCCTTTCGAAGGAGGCCACACGTATAGATTCCAGAGCCCTGAACGTGCACGAGGTGGCCCGGGGTGACCGCGCCGGCCGCGGGGCCTGCCTGGAGAGGCAGCAAGCGCGCCTGTGGCTCCGGGAACGCATTGACACCGACGTTAGAGCCGGTGGCGAATGGGATCGCCATCTCGAAATAGGAGTCTTGCGGGTCGGTGACCGCATTGGCGTGGATGCCGGCCAGGAAATGCATGGCGTCAGTCCCGGCGTCTCTCCAGGCCACGCTATCGATCGAATACGGGCCCGTGGCGACCAGTTGCATGCGCGCCCCGACCACGCCGGCAACCTTCTTGACCGAGGCCAGCGCGCCGCCGCCGCCCGAATAGACAATCATCCAGTCGGTGCTGGAATAGGCGCAGCCCGTGACCTGATTCGATGAAACCGGGTCGGCCATCTCTGCGGTTAGGAAGGCCCCCGCCGAACTCACCCGGACGACAGTGGTTTGCGGGAGCGTGCTTGAAAATGCGATGAACCGGACGCCGCTATTGGTCGGGTCGGGCATCAGGGACAGCGCCACATCAGGATTGAAGCCGGCCGGGGCCGTGAACACGGTATTGGCGCCAGACGTCGCATCGAACTCGATGAACTTGCAATCGGGAACGTTCGACCTATAGACGACAGTGACAGTCGCGCCGCCGTAGTAATAGGCGTCCATGAAATGGATCGCATTGACCGTTCCAGGTTGTGTCGCGCTGTGAACGATGAGAGCGCCCGTGGTGCCGTCCCAGCCATGGACGTTGACGACGTTCGTGGACGTCTCGACGTAGATCAACCACAGGCGATTCCCGGCAGTGATGCAGCGCGGACGGATGCCCGTCGCCGATACCAAGCCAGTCGGGAACGTGGCCGAATTCGGGAACGTCGTCCCGTCGGCCTTGTTCTGAATCCGGTAGAACAGACCGAGGCTAGCGCCCACGGTCCCCGCCCATGCGGTCAGGGAGTACACCGACCCTTCGCAGTAGTCCACCTGCACGGGCGCATCAACGGCAGCCACCGGCGAGCGCGACCAGACCATCGGCGTTGTCTGGCCGCATGACGTCGCGTCCATGCGTTGCCAGCGGCTCGAGGTGGCGCCTGACTGATAGAGCAAAGCGGCCGGCGACACGCCGACTTCGTTGGTCATCGCGATACGGCCGCCATTCGGCAAGCCGATTTCGCGCACCGGGAACGAGGGAAGGTCATCGATCGCGTTGTGGGTGTTGCCGTTGCGCGCGCGCCATTCGTTGTCGCGCTCCTGGCGAACGTTCTCCAATTTGATGAACGAGCCGGGAGCCACTGCGAGCGGTGATTTCTTCGTCTCGATGCCGCCGGTCAGCGGCCACGAGATGGGAGACCATTCGACGCCCATTAGAATGACCCCTTGCGCCAGCGCCCCGGCTTCCCGCCAAGCGAAAGCGGCTGAATCGTCGCCGCGTCATCGTCGGCGAGCGTTGACGTCGCATCCCAGACGTAGACGCCTTCTCCGCCGTCAAGGGGCCCCGTGCGGCCCGCGACGATGCACGCGCGCGGTCCGAGTTGGCCCGCGTAGTCGCCGACCTGGTTGCGCAGGGAGCGATGGTCCTGGACCGTGATCGCCTTGAGCGCAGGAACGGTATCGGGAGTGCGCATTCCAAGGAGCGACCGAATATTGTCATAGAAATTGGCGAGAAGACCCAGTAAGGAATCCGGGTCGCCGGTCGCGCCCCTATTTGGCTTTTGGAGCTGCGCCATCAGAACGCCGGCCAGTTGGTTCGTGAGCGCCGCGAGCCGCGGACGTCTTCGACCTGGTCAGGGTCGGCGCTGCGCTGGTCAGAGGCCCATCGCATGACCTTGCCGCGTTCGCCCTTTTTGCCGTCGCCGTTCGGGTCGAAGAGAGCCAGGAAGGTCGCAGCCTGCGCATCGCTCTCTTCCTTGCCGAGGGCCTTGATCGTGGCATGGAGAATCACGTATTCCGCGAACTGATCGAGCTCCAGGTCCAGGACCGAACCGTCGGCGGCAAGCCGCAGCGATTGAGGGATATAGATCAGGTCATAGGCCGCTACACTGTTCAGAAACGGCTCTATGTAAAGATTGGCGTCCTGTAGGCGGTACGATTGCTCGGCCTGCATCGAGCCGGAGCGCATGCCGAGCTTATTCAGGATTTTCTGATTCGTAGTCCCCGGGTCGCGACGCACATAGCGGACTTCACGAAAGTCGGTGACAACGGACGAAAGGACGATGAAGTTCGTAGCCGTCGAAGTGATGTTGAACGGGAAAACCTTGTTGCGAAAATCCTTGTTGACTGACGTCACGTCGGCCCAGAGTGCGTCAATTCCATCGTTCACCAAGTCGTTGAACTCGGCATCGGTCAGGAACTGAGTGTTCGTCATGTCCGCCAGAACGCGGGCACGAGCGCGCAGCTGGGCCAACGTGGCCGCCATTTACTTCCCCTTGCTCTGCTTCTTCACGCAGGCAGCGACGTAATCGGAAAGCGCCGACTTGAACGCCTCCCGCTTGTCGTCCGGCACGCCGACGATGCCGGCCAACTCCGACGCGGCGTCATCTTCCACCGCGTCGTAGCTGCCCATCTCCGGCCCTTCCCCTTCGTCGCCGATGTCCGATGGTCCCTCGGAGTCGCCGCTGTCGTTTGGCTCGGATTTGCCGCTGTCACCGGTGGCCATGTCGGCTGAGCCGGTCTCATCCTCGGTGTCGGGGTTGACCGGA